ATTTAATAACATTGCCTAAATGATAATTAAGTCCTTGGTCTCTTATAAAGTCCCAGACCTCTATAGATCCTCGGGTGTAGTGACTGGGAGATTCCATGCTTTAAGTAATTCACCTATGTTGTTAGTAAGAATAAAATTTGTTGTTTGTAATTGTAGAAACAACTCAATCATTTGATCTGGAGGACATTTATCTAGCAAGTCCTTCATTCGGCGCAGCTTGAACTGCTGTTCCACAGTCAGATCTGTTATCGGCATCGGTGGGAGTCCATAGGATGGGTCTGTTCTTTTCGAAGTCATAATCATCAGCAGTAAGTATCTTTGCAAGTCGCGCATTTTTAAGAGCTTCAGATTCAGGTAGATTTTTTGAATCAAATGCTCTGACTACTGAATTCCAGCTATAACCATATTCAGTAAAAAATTTTGTGCTAGTTTTTACGCCGTATCCAGGTGCACCACTGTATCCATCGGTACTATCACCACTTAGTGTCTGAATTAAAAACCATTCCCAACCAGCTTGTTTGTCGATTGTGAACGTCTCAATTAGATTGTAGAGAGTGCCAGGTATTTGTTTTAGATCCTTATCAGGGGATACTATTACACAGTCATCGTTCGATGTTGCGTAGATACCTAATGCATCATCAGCTTCTAATGTTGGCATACGGATAACACGATACTCATCATGAAGATGGTGTATCACACGTTTATATCCACAAGGTTTCTTGCGATTACGGTGTCCTTTGTAATCCTTATCAACTGACTTGCGAAAATTAATAGAATCACTAAAGAATAAAATGATTTCAGAATCTAAGTAGCCAGACTTAATTCTACTAAGTTCACGTTTAACATTTGTATATGCTTCACTGAACCTGCTGCCAACCATTATGACATCATCACCCCAGTCAATGTCATACTCAGCTGCAGCACAGGCTTTATAAACAATGTAATCTGCATCTATTAGTAATGAAATCATTTACCCTGACCCCTACTCATCTTGCGATCACCTTTAGGTTTAGATAAACGACCTTGACCTTGTGCTGTTTTCTTTTTAGTTGACTTGATTTCGTTCTTCTTCTTTGAATAAAGCATTAGTGGGTTTCGCTCCAGTTGTTTCCGATAGTTGCTTCGGCATCAATACGACACCTGATGTTGTAGTATTCACCAGCTTCTGTACTGCTAAGTACCAAGGATGAACATAAGTCTTCTGCATGTTTAGGGTCTACTTCGAACTGAAGTTCATCATGGATGAACCCTAGTTGAGAGCAGCATAAATTTAATTCTTTAATGTGATCTTGGTTGATAATCATCCAACGCTTTGCTACTATTCCAGCCCCTGATTGGAGTAAATAGTTCAACGCTTTGTGAGGTGAATCAACTGTAATTTTTCTTCCATCGATAGATCGTATGGAGCCTTTCTCCGAAGCTTTCTTAATTGCTTCCAGGAGGTTTCCCAATCCTTCAACTGCTTCGATGTATGCAGCACGAATCTCTTTACCTTTTCGTTTAGCACTTGTAGAGGAGAGTTGTTTGTCATAACTAGTACCGATTTTTTCATCTCCAGCGCCATACAAAAATGCGTAAGTAACTGTCTTGACTAGCTTTCTGGAGATACCAATTTTGTCTGCGTTGACCTGATGGATGTCTCCATTAAGGAGGATCTCTGCATATCTGCCACCATCAAACCTAGCGAGATAATGGCTAAGCATCCGTAGCTCAATCCCAGAAAGATCAGCACCGACCATGCATAAGCCTCTGCTTGGAACAAAGAGTTCTCTAAATCTTGGGTCTGCTGGCGTCTGACTGAGGTTTGGGTTTCGGTGTGCACAACGGTGTGTACTTGTTGCAACGCTGCAGTGATGATGTATCCGGTCATTCGTAACAAGCTTCAGCCATGCGTTGACGCCGTTCGAGAGCATCCCAAGCATTTTCGTTACCGTCAAACATCTCGCAAACTGCATAGCAATCTCCGATCCAATCTCGGTCAGAATAACTTCGTCGATAACTGTTTTCCCAGTAGGTGTCTTCTGCTTTGGCTTCCATCCGTAGTGTGTTTGCAATATCCATGAAATATGATCACGAGAGGTTGGGTTTAATTCTTTTAATCGAGTAAAGGGTGCACCCTTCGCATATCCAGACGTGCTGTTATCTCGTTTTGGAGTGAATTCTGCTCCTGCAATGAGAGAGTGTTTCCTTCGTAGTGATTCTTCAATCTCTCGAAGCTCTTGTCTGAGAGTAGATGTAAGTTGCCATGCAGCATTCGAATCAAAGGACCATCCATGAATTTCTTGTTGTGTAAGTATTTGAGCTACCTGATGTTCGAATTGGATCCATTCAGGTATTTGTGGAAATGCTTCCATAGTTTGGTGGTAACGTTTACATCTTGTATGCAGTAATCTTCCATTTCTTGAGACCAACTACTCCAATCTGTTTGCTTACTAAATACTCCTTTGTACTCACCTAATCTGTATCCCCAAGCTTCTAGTGAATGTCTTGACCATAATTGTTGAGACATAAATCTCCACTTTGTTTTTTGGTCTATTTCTAGTAAGTTCGGGTGGTAAAGACGTGATAGCAATAAAGTATCAATGACAAGGCTAGGAGGCTCAAACCAAGGGTATAGTTTATTGAGTACAGGAATATCGTACCCAATAACATTATGACCCAAGATGCAGTCAGCATCGGCCAACCGCTGTACCCCTCGTATGACAGGTTCTTCATTACCCGTGTCATTGTATGCAATAGTTTCTTGCGTATTGCAGTCGTGAATAGCAATACAGTGGATGGCATTAGCATCAAATAATAGTCCGTTTGTTTCTAAATCAAATACAAGACTCACTTCTTCTGCCATACATAAGTCTTGTCTATGAATTTCGCTTTACGAATCATTTCATCGGTAGGAGGATTTGGTTTAAAAATCTTTCCCTGGATCGAATTCTGGTTCTGGTTCAGTTTCATCGAATTTGCAAGTTTCAAGGTTATACGTTAATGAACAGGCTATCCCTGTCTCTCCTGAATGTCGATTCTTAAGGACTCGCACAGTTGTTGTGCTGTCTTTATTGTCTGATTGCTGATTCCGCTCAAGTGCGATGACGCTGTCAGATAGTTGTGCAATCGCTGCGCTTCCACGTAGCTGTCCAAGAGTGACTCTTCCACCTTCCTCATGATTTTTGTCTGTAGTTGTTCTTCGTAAATGACTAACAAGAAATAAAGATATACCTGTGCGCTCCACGAGTGAGCGGAGGCGTGTCATGGTGACGTCTATCATTCGTCTCTCGTCTCCATCGAGTCCAGAAAGGAGGATGGAGAGGTGATCCAAGAAAATGATTCTACAGTCGAGACCTTGTGCCAGGTACTCAATCCGATTATAGATAACATCAGGATCATAACTACCAAAACCATCAAATAGGAAAAGGTTCCAGTCTTTGATAGTCATATCGAATGCTTCTGTTAACTCATGATGTGTAGGCTCACCTAGATGTAAGGATTTACCTACAGCAGATGACATGAGACCTAGAGCTGTTCGTCTGTTTGATTCTTCAAGAGCCAAGTAACCGACTCTCTCTCCCCTTTGGAGTAATGAAGTTGCAATGTCCCTACAGAAGCTGGATTTGCCGATACCACTTCCTGCAGTGATCGTTGTAAGCTCTCCGTATCTAATACCATGTAGGAGTGTGTTGAGTCCTTGAAATGGATATTCATGATCGTTAGGTGGGTTTGGTGTAGTTACTAATTCAAGTAGAGATTTACCTTCTACAATTCCATCAGGTCTGTATGGTTTAGCGTCCCAGAATGCATTCTCTATAGCCTTGTAATCATTAGCCTGTAAAGCCTCTGAGGCGTCCTTGTAAGCCTCTGCAACAGCTATGAATACCTTGCCAGGTGGTAATGCATTGGCAGCATCTTTAACAGCCTTCTGGCCTGGTTCATCATTATCAAACCATAAGATGATCTTCTCAAATTGTTGTAGCCAATCATAGTTATTCTTGATTGCTTTCTTTGCAGCTGACGCACCTGATGGTAGAGATACACAAGGATAATCTCCTAATGCTTCTGCAACTGATGCTGCATCAAGCTCACCTTCTGTAATGACTACACTTTTACGTTTTCCTCCTTTAAAAAAGATGTGTTGTCCGAAGAATGCTCCATCATTTTCTCCTTCATAGCTAAAGACTTTGTTTTTTGTCCTGGTTTTGGCTCCGATTGGTCTGCCATCACTGTTGTGGTAGTACATTCGAAGGAGATCACCTTCCTTATAGATCTTGTAACGTTCGCAGATCCTTTCAGATAAGTTTCTCTTCTGCAGCCTTTGAGCTGAGCCTTTGTAACTCATGTGAGTTTTTGTCGATTGTGAATAAGAGCCATCACCCCTTTCGAAGTGATGACATACAAAGCAATAACGATTTCCATCGGAATAAACTGCTACACCATCAGATGAACCACATTCATTACAAGGTTCATGCCGCTCAAACGAACCATTCGAGTGGGATGTTTGCATAGCTTGTCCATGGAATGTTATGTCGATCGCACCATTGTGCATATGTTGTTTTTGATTTTTTACTGATCTTATTGAATGGAGTTTGAAAGACCATACGGATATCAAGTTCAGGATGCTGTTGCTTTACTGCCTTGATCTTGCGTCGGTCTTCTGCATCCCAATATCCTTTAGTTTCTAAAAAAATTCCATTTGGTAAAAGAAAGTCAGGTGTGTATGAGTGCATGATTTGATAAGGAACCTTTGTGGATTCATACTCATACTTCACTCCTAACTCAACCATCAGATCAGCAACCTTTTCTTCAAGGCCAGATCTGAATGCCATTAGAAATCATCATCTTCATTAACTGAACTTGGTGCAGCAGGTGTGATATTTGGTTCACTAGCTTTAAAACCTTTCATTGTTCCAAACAAAGCTACTACATCTTCTACATCCATATCACCGGTATCAACACCAGCCTGACCATTGACTGAAACAATCTGTACACCAAGACACTTTAAGGTTGTACCGTAGGTAATATTATCCTTAAGGATGTATGGCTTCTGATAGAAAGCTATCTTAACCTTTGATCCAGAATATAGAGGTGTATTCTCATCTGTTACTGGTACACCTTCAGTGTCTACAATAGGTGGCCTGTTCTCTTCATTCCAACTGTATTTAACTTTATACTGTCCTTCGGATACTTCTTCCCAAGGTTCAGGCTTAAGAACGCTACGCTTTGGATTCTTCAATTTAGACTCACACCATTTGAGTGATTCAGTGCGGTCATCTTCTAGTTGATCTACCAATTCTTGATCAATTACTGTCGATAGTGAGTAACCAAACTTACTTGGTTTCAATACAGCCTGATAACCTTCAAGGATAACGGGCTCTTTAGTTGTAAATGTGTTACGGGCCATAAATATAGTTCATCCATGTATGGATGGTTAGCAAAAAAAGTATGTGGATTCAATTACTGATTCGGGGCAGAGATCACCAATAATCGGAGGTTTAGTTTCAGCACCTATCTGCTCACCCCATGACGTCAAATAGTCATGCTCAGCAAACAAGTACATATATGTTTCTCGTACGACAGTGGACAGGTTCGTCATGTCGGTTGCTCTGCATAACACTGAATCATGTATCAGTGCTAATGGAGCATCAAATTTAAGTGCAGATAGATGGAGAAGGCTTGCATCTAACGAATGTATTAGGTTGGGTGCAGTTGCATTTTTATGGTGCAAAAGATCAACCTTGTCACTATCATCAGTAGCTATACGTATCTGGACACGACCAAGTAGTTGTAGTGTTACCCGCTCAAACAATTTCTTGTTTAACTTTTGAGTAACAATAAAACCTGATGGTGTTACCCATTTAAGTTCAGTTGCTCCACGTTTAATAGCCTTACCAACTTCTGACTCAATCCATTTCATTGCAGCCATAGGACCAGGTACTACCTCATCCATTGCATCACGTACAGCTTTAACAGTTGCAGTTAAATCATCCTTTTCAATTTCAATACCTTTTTCTTTCAGAGCATCTCTGATGTAACCCCTGTTTGAATGAGGTTTGGCATTATATGGGACTGTCATAACTACACGTTTAACTGTACGTCTATCCATATAAGGTTGGATACTTATAGGGACGTTTGGTTTAGCGTGCTCGGAGACAACGGCATATGCATCGGCGGGTCGTTCCCCTGGCAAGACATTGACAAGACTTGCAGTTCTTGCGTCTCTGCATAATCCGGCGAGTATCTGTAAACCACTGCAGGTGGCATCAGTTGCAATTGGCAGAGAAGTGTAATTTCGATCACAGTTAATAATACAGTGGTAATATTCATCACATGCAGCAAGGAATTGCCACGGATCTTCGGCATCTCTCCATAGAGAAAGATTGCCAATAGGGTCTAGTGCGACAGCAGTAATCACCTCATCGTTCTCGGCTACCCACTTCATACGTTCGTGGATAGGTTCTTTATCTAGACCATAAGTGGTTGCTACTTGAAAAGCTAACCATTCCTCTGCATCTGGTGTCATAAACGCCTCTTCACTGAATTTTAGTAATGATTTACCAAAGTCAGTATCTTGTGGCGTTAAAAAAGCAGGGATAGGATATACCCTACCTCTATAATCAAAGCTCCAAGGTAAAAAGAATTGTTCTCTACCCTCAAATAACTTTGCTGCTTCCATTGTCATGCGTGTTCTACATGACTTTTTGAATGATGCTGCATTGAGATTCATTGATTCTGCAGCTCGTCTCCTATATTCTTGCCGAGACTCTTTGTTCTCTGCAATATCTACAGGTTTTGGTGGAAGTGGTACCTCCACGATAGGGACAAACTTACCAATGGATATCCCTCTATCCATCAACGTTTTAGCAACGTCTATTGTGAATGGATTGATTCGATACCCAACTTTCTGTATTTTATTTAGAAATTGGTAAGGGGTTGGTCCCTGTATAGATGACGCACCTCGCCTAACCATGTCGTGTCCACGCATTACCTCATTGCAAAGATAACCTCCTTGTCTTGATTCTGACCAGTCATTAGGTTCAATCAACATCGGATATGCAATCGGAGCAAATAATTCAGCGTTAGCCATTATTTCATCCTTTATTGACATAAACTCAGGTGTTGGTACTACAAGGTTTTCCTTCTTTTTTCCTTGCTGTTTAGTTTCCTTCATGAACCAACCACTCGACTCCATGATGCAATCAAGTAGCCAAGCTCCAAGCTTTACTCTGTCAGGTGCAAACCATTTTGTCCACTGCGGTACATCATATCGCTGAATAAGGGTACGAATAACTACAAACTTTTGGTGTGTACCAGTGGTGTTGTGCCAGTAGTTTTTCTTAAGTACATTTAATAAGCCTGGACAGTTCTTCTCATAGAACTGCATTTGTGCTTCTTGTTCTACAGCAGTACCAATTGCTTCGCATACAGTGACAACTTTGTTAGCCTTATCCTTATAGCTAAATACTTTATCGAAAGTAATCTTTAAAGCAATAGATGCTGCTGCACCTGCATCAATGGGCTCTAAATACTGTTGAATCTCTTTGAATGATCTTCCAGTACATCCTTGTTTAATTCTAGTGTTGGTGTCTTCAATACGCTTGGTAACAAGAGGCAGCAAAGTAGAAATACTGCTGCACCCATATACAGTTGCACTCGCATACGTTTTGTTTTCAAGGGCTCTTGTGTTCTCACGTAGACGCTTCAAGCCATGTCTGATGGCATCTCTTTCAAACTTGACTTGTTCATCGATTTGAGCAGGTGTTGCCAGAGTAAATACCTCAGTCGATTGTGAATTAAGGAAGGGTATAAGCAAACCTATACCCTAGTGTAATCAATTAGATTGTGACGTTTGGATGGCGGATCTAAAAATTTATACTGGAGATGGCTTCTTTACGTGCATTATCTGTGACTTTCGCATACCTAAGTGTGGTTTCGATTTTCTTGTGGCCCATCAGGTCCATTAACACTCTTACAGGTACTCCGTCCTCAATCGCCCAAGTGGCAAATGAATGCCTAAGACAATGAAATACCATATGAGGTTCTAATCCAGCGTCTCTTACTGCCTTCTTAAAGTAGTGGAGAACTGAGTGTGCTCCGATCCATTGATCCCCAAAGATTGTCACGTCCTTTGGTACACCATCACAGCGTGATTCCAACATAGGTAACAGCTTATCGTGGATAGGTACCGTTCTCCAATCACCATTCTTGGTGTTGAATTCTGGTCTACCTCCGATATAGATAAGGTTGTTATCTAGATCAATATCACGTACTGCTACCTTTATGCACTCTCCCCTGCGAGCACCAGTGAGTGCTGCAAACCGTACGAGCTCAGGTAAGCCTGTCTTATTCGTATGTGTACAAATAGTCTCAATGTCTACTTTTTTGAAGTAGTAAGGACGACCTTCATTCTCTTTGAAATGTGGTCTACGTGGTACGTTCATATCTAGTTCTTCCTCATCAATGGCGTGAGTTAGAACTGTACAAACAGCAGACAACTTACGATTTAGAGTTGCATCCTCATATTCGTATTGGTCCTTGAGATAATCAACAAAACCTCTTAAAGTCTTGCGGTCAATTTCATTGCATGGTGAGTCGCCTCCATAGTATTCAGTGAAATGTCTGGTATTGATACCAGGTTGTTTTAGTTCTAATCCCTTCCATTTAGGTCGGGTATCAAAACAAAGGTCAACTGCTTGTTGCCAGGTAACGATCTCAGCCATAAAGGATGGATTTGATTTGGTGGACAAATTCCTCACCGTCAGAAGTGAGACATAACATGATCCTGCGTCCATTCTTAGGATCTGAGCTTTTAGTGACTAGACCTAACCCTGGAGTTTTAACCCGAGCACGACCATTGCCATCACTAATGGTGTCAATCATCCTTGAACATGATGCAGTAGTGAGACCTAGATCTTCCTCTATCGCTTGCTTATGACATGGATTGTGTGAAGCAATGTAGAGGAGAACCGTTACAGCTTGCGCTGGTATCTCTCGATGTTTGGTCCTTAGTAACTCCCAACATGTGAGCAGAGATGCCAATGCATCATCTGTTTGAAGCCTTTTTAGGGGGTCCATGACGCCATGACATCTCCATGTATATTATACCACAGTGGATATGTAATGTTGAACAAACAATGGTTGAAGTGGTCCAGAGCTTTAGTCGATTGTGATCTTTGATTCTCAGGTAGAAATCAGGAAGCAAATTCAAGTAATTGATTATGAGAATCGATTGCAGCTTATTGGGCGATTAAGCTTAAGTAGTTACGCTTGATACAGTTTTCATAGAAATACATCTGCACAATTACGCATCTTCTGCATTAAAGTCTCCTAAGATCTCTTCAATAAGTTTGTTTAACTTTTTGTTGCTGTCATCATCCTTGTCACCATAAGCCAGAAAATAACTGTATTCCTCAGTGGACAGGTTGTCAATCATTGTTTGAGTCATCAAATAGGTCATCTGTAAGTAGTGAGAATTGTGGCTTAATTAATGGAACAACAAATTCATGACTCGCAAGTACAACATCATGCGTACCTTGCTTGTCATATGCTTTTAACCTCTTGGCTACAGCTGATGGCCTCTGATACACATGCTCTGTGATCTTGCCAGTCTCTTTATGCTCTGCTCTTAAGATGCAGCAGATCGAAGACGGTAGCTCCCATTGACATAGTCGCCATTCATAGAACTCCTCCCACGTAACAGGTTCAAAGTGTTTTGAATCGGCTTGTCTGTACTTTTCAAAGTTGTTTGGAAACTCTTTTTTACCACGCATCACAAACCCTCACGTTTTTTAGTTCACACCCACGGCGAGTGGATAGCTCCATTGCAGACCATGCAGCCTGCTCTGATGATGTAGCCATGACATACTCTGTGAATACATCATCACCGTCTTGCAATGTTATCTCGTAATCTTTATATTTTGATTGTCCAAGTAGTGCCATCAAATACCTTCTTAGTTTGTCGATTGTGAACGTTAAATGATGCTAGCTAATAAACCTATAACTATGAATGTAAAGATAGCACTTGCATTGAATCCACATAAGAAACATGCAAGCGCACTAACACCCATACACATGATGAATCTATTAACGTTTGTCATGTTTGTAATAGTTAGAGGTGATTCGATTACTACGCTGATAGATAAAAGCAGTAGAAAATAAACCTACCATCCCTACAATTGCAAGGATGATAGTTGATTCAGACCAGATCATACGTCAGTGGATAGATTGATTAGAAGTGAGCGAAGAAGAAGTACGTAACACCTTTGAATTCAATTGTTGAATAGTCATGTGACAAGTTACGTTCCCAACTAGCTTCCCAATCAATAACAACCCATGGCATGTCAATGAAGGTAGTACAACCATAAGAATCTGCTTCGTGCTCTGCAAACTCAGCGCCAGCGTTATGGCTTGATGTTTGATACATTAATGCATCTTCAAAATGGGAATCAGTAGTGATACCTATGCTGCTGAGTTCATCCATAAACTCTCGGCATTCTTCAGGTGTGTAATCATTGAAATCACCACATCTTTCTTGAATCTCATTGATCAAGTCCTTATCTTGATCTTCAAGCGAATCATGCCAATCATCATACTCTTTGTCATCAGTATCTGATGCGTCAAGGTCTACACCCTTAGCCTCAATCAAAGCCATGTAGAAATCAGTGTAGTTACAACCAATAGACCCATCTTTCAAGGTCTTGATGTAACCAGCGCCATAACATTGTTGTTGCTTAGTCATTGATTCATTACCCCTAATAAAAGCAAGTAACTCATCACCAACTAAACGCTCCTGCTTAGTAGCAAGATCTGAATGTGCAGCTGTTGTCATTGTTTTGAGAATAGGTGGATTGGGTAAAGAAATCATTAAACACAAACCTCTTGGTTGTAATAGTATGCATCAAAGTGATTAACAATGACACACTCACCATGGAGCTTGGTCTTTGTATCACATGATAGTAGGTTATGGTTAACCCATAGCCCAAGACTCATGCATGGATTACACATAAGTGATAGGATTGCACGCCGTGATACACACGTGTATTGATAGATGCTCCCATTTAAGTAAGCAACTTCAACTACACCACGTATCAAGTCGACATACATAACCTCCACACACTTAGATGTACGGAATGGAATACGAGTGAACATGAATTAATGGCTACTCTCAGCGAGTAGCAATAGCTAGGCAGGAGAGTTGAACTCCTGCTTAATACCCACTAGCTGTAAATCAATAGCCAAGCCAATCAAGTAATGATTCGGCGTGTCTACAATTACCTGTGTATCCATCCTGCATCATTTGATACAGGCTTGTGTTGTGGTCCGTGATTAGTTGTGAGGCTAATTGAATGCTCAGCATCCCATCAGCATCAGTAGCGTCAAGGACTTGATCTTCATAATTGAACATTAGTCTTCCTCACTGAATGATTTGAAGTTTTCAATCTCATCACTGAGTTTGTTACACATTTCATTCATTGAGATTCCTACAACTAACTCGAAGTCAGAAGCAAGACCATAAGCATCACCTTCGTAACACTTAGCGAACTCTTCTAGATAAGAGATCAAGACTTTCATTGTTGATACCGTAGTGAACAATTGAGCCATAAGACTCAACGCCTATGTGCACCAGTTGAAGTACATACCAGGGCTGGCCCTGCATAGGCTGCCATGATCAAACAAAGCATGTGGCTCTGCATAATAGTTCATCTGTACTGCTCCCCCTTACACTGAGTCAGCGCCCTTGCACTGGCTACCTGGTGCCGCGGTAGCTCGCCTCTTAGTCAGCGTGTAGGTATTCGGTTGTCGAGGTGCTTGTGGCTAACCTATCCGGTAGTGGACAGGTTAGCTATGGTCTGTAACAATTTGAAATGTAAGCCCGTTCAGCTCATGATGATCATGTTTACTAAAGCTTGGTTCGACTGACTAAGCAAGCTGCTGTCGTTGCCGGTCGATGCATCAAACATGGCAGGTCAGCCAGCGAAAGTCAAGCAATCAATTCAACAACTGTCACATGGTACCCCTGTTATTCCTTGTAATCCATTGGTATCACTGGTCTCATTAGTTTAACTGATGGTAGCGCAAACAGATGATCACATGAAGAATTGTAAACAAGGTGTACGTAACCGTAACGAATACGTTCACAGCACTGTACACCTAGTCGAATCCATTAGATCACACATCCAATCAGCACCAAAACAACACACCAGGACCCCCCCTAGGGGTGAAAATGTCGGCACCTACGTAAACATAGGCTTCAGACATTTTTGTCATTTTTAATCAGTCACCCACATACCAGCATAACACTTAGGGAAATACTGAGCAATTTGCTCTTTTACAGACGTTGCTATGGTCATATGCTCCATCTGTGTACCGTTAGATGTACGTAAATCAGCATATGTTAACCAAGACCTTAAATTGCCATGCATGTATAGCACAGTAGGCGTAGATAGAGGTAATACATCTCTAGCACATTCTTTAGCTACACCAGCATCCAACATTTGACGATACAACCACATAGATTGATCATAATGTTGTCTAAGTTGTAATTGAAACTGTTGTTTATCGTATTCATTCATAGAATCAATAGAGTTTTGTCTATTGGAATGATCTTGAAGACGTAAGTCAGGAACGACAGGATCTAAAGTTACGGGAGCATAACGTTGAGAGAACTCTTGAAAGGAGAAGGATCTATGTCTAAGAATTTGAGCAGCTACACTTCTGGTAGTCTCAATTTTAAGACACATAGAGACCATTTCAAAAGGGGACCAATGCTTATGTTTAATAAGATAATTAATTAAACGAGGAGCAGTAGTAGTATTATTTTGATTAGACGGATTAGAGACTCTAGCCATATAAGCTACTAAGTCATCACCATCAACAGTACTATGAATATAATGGGTAGTATGCATAAGGGTGGGAATCATAATAATGATAAGTAGAGACAGTAATAACAATAATAGTTATACAGTTCTCCAAAATCATCAGTAGATAGTTATGTTTGTGTATTTGAGCCCGTAGGGCTTTAGGTAGTACTTACAGAATCAACATTCATGGTTGATTAGTAAAGGGAGTAGGACGACACATTTGTGTTGTATCTACTCCCCCAGAGAGCGGGTCCACCCTTCCCTCTCCCTGTATAGATGACACACCTGAATATCGTAGTGATAGCAAGGGTTATGAAATCCAGGTTGGAACGACTTTTTTACCAGCCAACATACGAGCTTTACGGCGTTGATCTAAGTCCATACCAAAGGCTAAATGGGAAGCAGCAGCTTCAGGATCATCTAACCATTCATCCATCATATCTTTCCATTCTTCTTGTTTACGAAGCTTAACGGATTCATATGCTGAGATAGACATAGCATCTGTGTAATATTTAACACCTTGTGCTAGACAGTCTAATCTGTCATCATGTTTAACAGCACCTTTCTCTCTACACATACGAGACATTTGATAGAAGAGCATATACATAAGTCTATTTTCTGGAGCTTCATCAGGGTTAGATTTGAAGTCCCATTCAATAACTTTACGGTCTATAACAAGCCTGTGTTGGTTAAGAACAGGTTCAAGGCTATCAATGATTCGGTCTTCTTTACGTACGTTGGCACGTACTTCTTCGATATCAATTGCTTGTTTAGTTTGTTGGAGATGTTTACGGAAGAGTTCACCAACCATACCATCCCCGAAGTTAGTTTCAATAAGGAGTTTAGTAGCATTAAATTTCTTACAACCACGAAGTATATCTAGCAATGTTTTATCAGTGTACCCATCTCTGTATGCACGCATTTCATGCAAGTAGAGGAAGCCATTTTTCTGAGATAAGAATGCTGCGGTAGTTTCGTCAGAGCCTCGACCCGATGGATCAATCGAGCAGATTGTTTCTGTGTAAGGGGTCCATTCTCCAACGAGTTGCATTGGAGAGTAAAAATAATCTCCTGGGAGACCGACTGTGGGTAAGTCTTTGATAACGTTTTGCGGGTCCGAGCACCAGACGACTGCATCAGGAGCAGTAGTAGGGTTAACGGAAGTAATAACAAGATCAGCACATTTAAGTGGGAATTTTTCAGCATCACTAAGAGATGTATCGAGCATGAATTGCAACATAAAGTTGCTTCTGCCCATGGAAGCTTCACGTTCTAGAAGGTCATCTTTATCAAAGCGATCAGGATCAGTTGGTGACCATTCTTCAGCACCTTGTTCGATATCTTGCTGTAGCTGTGGAGCTAAGAGACCTTCATAGTTTTCTTTTTTACGAGGGTAACGAGCAGTCCAAACGAATGGTCTGTAGTTACGTTCAGCAAGTTTTCTGTATATGGTAAAGGTAGTTTGTGGTGTACCTAGTATGCAGATACGGGAATCAGTTTTAGGAGTAAGAATAGATTCAACTTCAGTAGTTAGTTGAAGAAGTTTCTCTCTCATAAGCTCTGTCATTGAGTTACCAGGAACTTCGATATCATCTAGTACCATCAGATCCGCACGAGAGCCCGTTAGCTGCCCCGTTATACCGACTGATTTAACAGAAGGAGCCTGGTGGGGGTTACAGTTAACATCGAACGATATACGGGACCAGCGAGAGTCATCTGATTTAGGTCTTAGGTGAGATAACCAGGGTGTTTCAATGATTAGTTTCTGTAAAAAGATAGACATGTTATCTGCACGTTCCTTAGAAGCAGAGATAATCATGATCTTCTTTTCACGATCATTAAATAAGTTCCAGAGAACAAAAGCACCAGTAATCCAAGACTTACCTACACCACGGAATGCTTGTATCTGTAGACGTTTAGGGCCGTGTTGTAAGTAGTCAGCGATTGCGTATTGTGCTCTAGTGGGTGAGGGTAGATCTAGTTGACCCCATAGTGCTTGTAAGAATATCTTAAAGTCACCTTGTAAGAGTTCAAGATCACTCATAGCCTGCTAATTCAGGTCTAGTTACACGGTCATATGATTCAGCAAATTCTTTTGAAGTCATTGCTGGAGAGTTATATTTAGCTACGATTTCATTAGCCTGTTTAATTTCATCTACCATTACTTTGGCAAACTTTAGTCGATCTTTCATTGACATACCTTTAAGTGATGCGTGGTTATATTTGAGTAATGATTTTTTGACGTATTCATTGTGCACTGAGGTATGATCAGGTTGTGATAAATGCTTAGCATTCCTTGGATCATTACCAATATATACACCTTTCTTTTCGAAGTAGTTAATCAGTTTACGTGCTTCAAATTCATCAAGGCCATCAAATAAGAAAGCAAGAGATTTAACAGGTGTAATATGATGAGAATCAACGTCTACGACTTGAGGTTTATCTTCTAAGAAGGAACCTCTTACTTCACGTTTAGTTTGAAGTTTACCTTTTTGATCACGGTTAAGAACTTCTTGTTGTTTATCGTTAAGGTCTCTTAGCTGACTATTTTTCTTACCATTAAATTGGTGATAATTAAGACGACCATCATCACCACGGAATTGCGGTTTCTGAAGACCTTTACGTTGATCAGTTCTAACAGCCATATCAGCTTTGAACCTACCGAAGCCTTTATGACCACCAGCTTTACCAGAGTATTCTGCTTTAGGTAATACACGTGGCGGTGGTTTAGGTGTACTCTTTGCAGCTTTCTTTGCAGCAGTTTGTACTACTTCATCACCTTTTTTAAAAACTTGTTTAACTACTTTCTTTACAAAATGTCCTGGCATAAAAAAAGACCCCTTGCGGGGCCTGAGTATTGTTTATTCGTTAGTGGATAAGTTGTTTACTTACGTACCCATTTCGTCCCGTTGTAGATCATTACGTTTCCAAAGGGCTTTTTATATAAGTCATTCTTTTTAGGGTTCTTAGAAGGACTAGCAGGAATACCAGTATTACTGAAAGCTTTCTTTTGATTTTGTCTACGTGTATCAGCATTTCGTTTGCGTGTAGCAGCTTCCATGTCTCTCACATTGTTCCTTAGACCTCTTGCACGGGGATCCTCTTTTCTGCGGTTACCACCGTGTGTAGATGCTTTACGAGGTTGAGTTTTAAGTGCAGGGTCACTTTGAATAGGTTTAGATTTAGCCTGAACAGGTTTGTTATTTTTAACTTCAGTAGATCTTGAACGTTTGACAGGAATAGGTTTTACTGAACCATCACCTTTAGTCTTCGCTGAATTAGTACTTGTGGATGCACTCCTTACAGCTTTAGTAGGTTTAGGTGCAACTTTTGCGGCCTTACGAAAATTTTCAACGTTAACTTTTCGTTGAGCAGGAGTCATAGAAGACCACTGCTTTTTCATTGATGCCAGTGATTTTCCCAAGAATGGGTTATTAACGCGTGACATTGCGTCACCAGTAGAAGTAGATCTAGCCATTTGTGTAATTAGTAATAAGTAATTCTCTTAGTGGATTGTCGAAGCGAGCTATGTAAACTCGCCAATTGGTACTTCCTTTTTCCTGATTGCAGCGTAGACATGCTGCAACTGTGTTCCTATTGTCTCCACCGCCATGACAGCGCGGCTGGACGTGATCAAGTGTAAGTTCATTAATGTCATAAGTTTCTCCGCAATAAGCACATGTGCAGTCAAAATGTTCTTTAATGCTGCGCCTCCAAAGGCGCTTTGCTTCAGAGGACGTCATGGCTATTAGGTAGTGTAAGTAGTGATCAGGAGTTGGAAGTAGTGGGGTCATTTAATCCTTCGGTGTTTAGAAGCAGACATAACTTGAAGTTGGCCGTTAGGTTTATGGTGTACATCACCACCACCTTTACCTTCCATACCGTTATCACGACGGTATCGTCTGGTTTCAGCATTCTTCTTTTTACGATCTGGTTTCTTTGCCGCCTTAGTTGAGGAAGCGTGATGCTTTTCCTCGTGCACAGTTCCTTCTTTTTGTCGGTAAAATTTACCAGTACGGCTTAGTTGATTAAACGGAAGTTTCTCTCTTGCCATAGAGCCTCCGTTGTACTAATTCAGGATCCACTTGTGGAATTACCCTTGCTAATTTATCTAGTGCTGTGCCTTCATAAGCAACACCACTGATGTCATTAGTCTTTAACCAATCACAAGCAGCTCTTAATTCTTGAGCTGTTGCTTCACCCGATTTAATACGAGCCAAGAATTCTTTAGTGACTAGGTTATGGAGTTCATTAAACTGGTCTTCTGTAGCTTTCTTTTTAACCATTATTACGTATAACTATTTGATCTAGTTTGTTTTCAATACGCACCATATGGTCCTCCATACGTTGAACCATAACTGAGAGATCAGCCTTAGATACATAGTCTTGAGCAACGCCAAGTTCAATGGCATCGATACGTCTGTCAAGACCACTAATGCGATCATGTACATTATTTATTCGGTTGTGTAATCTGTTGTTTAGTGCTGAGCCGCCTGCAACTATTGCAATGACAGCTGCTACTATTGCTTCCATTATTCGAGAGAGACTATTGGTACTACGTCATGGCATAAGACTTCGACACGACTGCCAGGTCTAAAAGTAAACCCAGATTTCATAATCTCAGTACATTTAAGAGCACGAACAAGTTCGTAGTCAAGACGCATTTTTTGTTCGTGTTTACGAGCTATAGCTTTACAGGTTTCTATCATTCCACCATCTAGTGGTACTGAAAAGTTCAGTTGTACG